ATACTGTCAGGTTTTAACATAACATCGTTGATGGGTTGTATAGTCAATAGTTTATACATGCGTATAGCATTTTACGGATTGTACAAAAATACTAAGTATGTCAAAGACTTTCGTAAGTATGTAAGCCTAGCAACATACGGTGATGATTCCATTGCAAAAGTTCATCCATCTTGCTCTAAATTTAATATGAAAAATATACAGGAAGAGATGGCTAAAGGTAAAGTAGGTTGTACGGATTGCTTCAAGTCAAAGAATACGACAAAGTTTGTTAAACTGCGTGATTGCACTTTTTTAAAGCGGGCGCTGTACTACAATAGTAAATATAAGCAATATGTTGGTAGACTTGATATCAGTAGTATAGAAAAGATGCTGATGGTGTATATTCCAAATAGCTTGTCTCCTGAGTACATGGCTGGTGTATCAGTAGATGGGGCTCTAAATGAGTTGCGCTTCTACGACAAGAAAACATATGAGAAATATCGCGCAGTGTTTAGGAAAGCTCTTGAGAGCAGAGACTTGTTACATTTTAGCACCTTCATTGACGAGACGTACGAAGATATGTATGATAAGTGGATGGATAAGTATAATATTGAATATCATGATTATTGTAGTAAGATACTCAATATTTTTGGATACACGTCCAGGGCAAAGGAGGAGGAGAAAAATAGTACTCCATTCACAATAATAAGACAATCTGGTGAACTGTCTTACTGTACTATTACTAATTCACCATCCATGTGCTATGGTTACCAGAATCGAGTTGTCGTTCAGGATTTGATTCGAGGCTTAGCACGTAGATTACAACTGAACATGACGTTCTATTATGAACGAGCTACTGATGGGGTAGCACTATCTGGCTTTGTGGCCCAAAATAATAAGAAAATTAAGAAAGAAATTTGTAGTGTGGCGGACACTCAAAAACTGCAAGTACCGGAGGGTACGGAAATACGGATGCAAGGTGGAGAAATTCACCCTGCAGTGTCGTTTATGGATAATTTAGCCGAACATACTATTAGTGTTGGTGAACCTGAAAGGCGCTCTCGAATTAGTGATAATGATTTATCAATAGAACGGTTTTTTGAGCGCCCTATTTTAATACACACTTTACAATGGAGTATAGCGTCTCCCAACGCAGCAATAGATCCATGGTATCTTGTGCTAACTAATCCTAGAATAGTAAACCGCTTGAATAACCATAAAAATTTCAAGAGCAAATTACACATTAAGGTTATGATCAATGGCAATCCAATGATGTATGGGAAGTTGATGTTATGTTATCATCCCTTCCCTGATTTTGATTTGCTAACTGACACCACCAATTGGTATAGTAATATTGGTTTATCTCAAATGCCACACATATATGTAGATCCAACTACGTCACAAGGAGGTCAGATGGATATTGAATTTATGTACCATAAGGACTATATAGACTTAGCTGATACATGGCAGACTCCAGGTAAGATACTCATACGTGAGCTAGTACCTCTAAGTAATGCTAATGTGCAACTAGTTGCTACAGATTATGTTACTGTCTCATTTTATGCGTGGTTTAGCGATGTTGAATTGCATGGACCATGCAAGGCTAATAGTCTCTTCATTTCTCCGCAGTCCGGTAAGGAGGAAAAACAGGATACATCAAAGCCAATTAGTAATACTGCTACTGCAATAGCAGACATAGCGGGATCCGCCACTAGCGTTCCCGTTATTGGGAAGTATGCGCGTGCTGTTGAGCAGGGAGCACGTGCGGTAAGTACTGTTGCTAAGTCATTTGGATATTGCAGACCAACTGACGTTACCGAACCTGATAAATACATACCTAAGTTCGGGAGCTCTTTAGCATTAGTAAACACAACGGACTCGGTGGAGAAGTTGTCGTTAGATGTTAAACAATCGCTAACTATAGATTCCAGCGCATATGGTTCATTGCAGGCAGATGAAATGCATATCAACCATATGGCGTCTAGAAAGTCATTGTTAAATACCTTTGTTTGGACATTAAATACTGCTCCTGGTACATTGCTTAAGAACTTTTTGTTGAACCCATGTCAGTATGTGTATGAGCCGGCTGTGGAGCCGAAGTATCATATGACTGCTATTTGTGGTGCTGCTTTACCATTTAGTTATTGGACTGGCACATTACGGTTTGATTTTCAGATCGTTGCTAGCGCATTCCATAAAGGTAGATTGGCAATAGTATATGATGCTCACTCAGGGAATGCAAGTAAGGAAGACAATGTACAATATACGAAGATTATTGACATATCCGAACAACGTGATTTTGCTATAGAAATATCAAATCATAAGCCTATTGCATGGTTGAAGCAGAAGCCATTGATTAGTATGTTGTATGGTGCAACACCCTTTGGTGCTGATAACGATTGTAATGGTACGTTGTCGGTTTATGTCGTCAATGAGTTGGTCGCCCCAACGTATGATCCATTAGTGTCGCAATCGATATATATCAATGTATTCTTTAGCGGTGGAGATGATTTCAAGGTTGCAGTTCCTAATACGGAAATCATAGCACCTTTTAGTTTTGGTATCATACCTCAATCCGGTATAGAGTTGCCCGCTGATCCTGAGTCAGAACCTGTTGATACAGATGAGGTTACTTCTATACCTGCTACAGACGATTTATTGTATATAGGAGAACGTGTTAATACATATAGACAGTTACTTAAAAGATACGCCGAAGGAGCTACATTTTCATTTCCTAGCGCTGATCTTACCAATTTTATAATGGGAGTGACTATCGGTATATACCCCCTTAGTAGGGGAACGTCTTCTGGAATTCATACTACTGCTGCATTGAATAGCACAAATTACGTGTCGATGTCATTTTTGACTTGGATTCGTAATGCATTCTCTATACAGCGTGGTGGTATGCGGTACAAATTTATACCCATGATTTACAATAAAGACTTGAATCTGAGCTCGGCTGATAATATATTGACAGTATATAGAAAGACAGGAAGAAATTTTTCTGTAGACTTACAATCGCGTGCAGTGACGACAGACTCTGCAATCAATTTTTCAAGAGCAGCGTATTCAATTGGAACCTCAACAGGGAATGGTTCTGCACTGGCTGTGTCCAGTGTTAATCCTGTTGTTGAAGCAGAATTTCCATATTACTCGCAATACAAGTTCTATCCGGGGAAAAGGCTTGCTTATCAAAATGGCAATCCTTATCATGAGAATATGTATATGGTTATGGAACGGTCTGATAGGAACCAACAGTTAGGGTACAGGTTGTACTATGCGGTAGCAGAGGATTATACGCTATCGTTTTTTACGGGATTCCCTCCAGTTTACTGGAAGGTTTTCCCAGCACCTCAGACATAATCACGGGGGAGTGGTTATGTCAATTACGGTGTTGCAGTTAATAATGATCCGTGGGGATCTTAACTGTTCCCCACTTT